CATCCAATGACCTACCTGTCGCAATCTCAAGCAGCCCCACTGTATTAACAGCAGGGAGCTTAGATGAGACTTGTATTTCCTTTACAGGAATCCGGTACTTAGTAGCCCAATCCTCTTGAGCCTTGGCTCGGCCTTCGGAGAATATCCGAATGAAGAGCCACTCAATATCAACAGAAATGACTCTGGTAACCCAGTTGTCAAAATCCTTCAATCGTAAACGATTGGCAAGGAACTGTTGATAAATGCTATCTGCCCAATTCGCTGTGAACAACGACAGCAATGATTGTTGAGAGATCGGAAGAGCCATGCTCTTCAGATCCTCCAACCTTGTGGTCCATACTCGTTCTTTCCGCACGTATGTGCTAAGAAGGAGCCGTGGATCCACGCTCAAACCAGCGTAGCAGAATCTGCTAGTGCCTGGGAGCAAGGTTGAGGCAATTATCCAATGAAGGAATGGGACAGACCCTCGTACCGCAGCCAGCGGTGCGAGAGTTTTCTTCCATACAGTTGAGTTTGTTATACACCTAAGAAGGCTGCTAAGCCAGGACTCAGTTCTCATATCCTTCCATCCTCGTCTAGCCATTCTCATGGCTAAAGCGATTCGGGCGAGGAGACCTTTTGCATTCAAGTCTTCCTTCATTGAGATAGGAGAGACGTTGGTATGGTTAACAAAGGTCTGGTTGGCAAAATTAAACATTCCGATTTCGGATATGTGAGATTTCGCTAACCCTATGGGGATGTGTAACTGCTTCATTAGCAGTACGTATTCCTTGGCGACAAGCTCATTCGCAATCACGATATCATCTCCAAGCACCAGGTACTCGACAAAGTCGAGAATTTTCCAGAGCGGGATTACTCCTGCTCTGTAGGCACTAAATAAGACTAGAACATGATGCAGCAGAGCCATCAAGGCCCATGAAGTTAACGCTCCCATCGGTTGCCCGGTGTTGTATCGTACACTTCTAGGATGCTTTGGATACGTCTTAACTGTCGAGTCGGGGACTCGGAAGGATCGATTTGTAAGAAGTTGCATCCAACACTCCAGAATACCACGTGGGACGATATGTCCCATTAAATACTTATATAAAGTAAGTGGAATTAAATCTGTAGCTGACTTTAGGTCATAGGAATACACATGTGTATATCCTCGTTGGGCGAACTCTTCCACTCTACCTTCTTGGTCGAATGTAGCATCTTGAGGCAGGTTCTGTAGGATATCAAACATCCAATCATGGAGAGGTTTGAGGGCAAAATTTGTCCAATAATCTACTATCGCAATGGTTCGGACCTTACCAGCAGCTTCATATAGGTTATGCAACCTAGATAAAGTTGGATTGGTGAACCGGAGCATTGTGTTGTTCGCTCCCATGAAATCACGCCAGAATTCTTGAGTTCCCTTATAGGCTGCACGTAGTCTTCTTCGAGAAGAAGAGACGCGGTCACCTGGTTTGGGTTTCTTAAGCTCTGGGTGTACAGAATTGCGTTTTAGTAGATCGTTCCATGGTTTATTTATAAGCTGAGACAAATTGTACTGTAAGATAAACATCTTACCAGTCATTTTTATCATTCGCTCTAATTTTGGTTGCCCTGTTACTTGAAACCATTGACGGATTAAGTTTTGGTTTACTCCTAGATGCTCATGTATCTGAAGACCCGCGGATCGATGCTTGTAAAAAGCAAGGTTCTCTGGGGATTCAGGTGAGACATTTGGATTGTATTCCATTACCCTATCTAGACTATACCAAAGGTATGCGTCTAGCCCAGCTCCCAGTAATGAAACTGGGGCGTTGGGTCCGGCTTTAGTTGTAAAGAACGGCTGCGCAACGTGAAATGACAGTGGACGTGGACGATATCTAACTCGTACTAGACGCCAAAAGAGTCTACAGAAAATTCCGAATTGATAGAGCAGAGGCGTCTCCAAGTGTGGAGGTGCTTGAGCTATCGTTCCCTCATCTAATCTGGGTTCAACCCATGTTCCTTTTAAACCTTTGTATGAGTTCAGAACACTAGTCCAAATATGGATGTAGTGACGGTTTCCATTACGGATTCCTTTTCTGACCAACGTTGGTAGGAAAGCCGGAAGGCCATTAGATAAGCGGATTCGAAACCCTAGGTCTTGGGTGGAAGTCATCCGACGTCCACCAAGATAGGCATTGACCACAAATAAAGAGATTTTTAATCTCTGAATTATATGGTTGATTCCGTGTCTTAAAAAGAGACCTTTCAGGTAAATAGCGAAGGTACTTACTTCAGCAGAAGTTACGATACCAGGGACAGTTGACCGGCTCCACCAATGTAGGCGATTATGCCACATGGTGAGCCACTGAAGGATGTTTCCATCAGTCAGTTTAACCATCAGAGTTCCTGCTTCACCGGTCTCACTATCAGTAAATCTGATAAGTGGGGAGGTAAGCAACGTACGTAATGTATGTCCTCTACGGCGTGACACTGCAACCTTCTTCGTCCCTTTCGGGAAGAAGAAGTCCATTAGGATATCATTAGTTGCAGGGTCGGTTAAAGGGGGGGAATTTTGAGAGTTAGGGTCAGAAGATGTAGAGCCGTTAGGTTCAGGGACGGTCGGTTTGGCTTCTCCAGGTGCAGCTAAGACTTTCAACGTAAAGTTGTTAGACAAAGCCACACGGACAAGTACAAGGTAATCTTGGTACGATACGTACAGGATTGCTCCGGTAGATACCGGATCGACTACGGCATACTGCCCAGCCTCTATTCTAGTCCAATCAAGTGACCGGAAAAGCGGGTGCTCTGGAAGCATGAACGTTGGTTGGGAAACATGGAACATACGCACGAAGTTTATCATAGAAATATGTTAGACGGAGTGTGATATGGTTTGGCAGGCCTCACTAGATTTGCATTTAGTGAGACCCTGACCCCTCTTTTGTCGTAAGACAGGAGCAGGCTGTGAGTCAATGTCCTCAAGTTTCAAGCGTAGCTGATAAGCTAGTCTATTCCCTTTGAGGCGACCTTTTGTTAGAGCTACGGTGTGTAGGGTTACATGAAGGATAACAAACCTTTCTTCTGTAAACTTTGCATATCATTAGTAATATCAGGCCTCTTCTATCCCCGTGGGACTCGGTGTACCTTGACGTTTGTCTGGGTATGCTTAGTTTACAGGATACTTGTCTCATGTTGAGGAGTGTTTCCACTCTTGTCTTACGACAATTGGGCTCACGCTCTGCGTACCCTAGGGTTGCAAACCCTCTGTGTCCGCGTCCTCATCACAATTGGTCTCTGCCGCCTAATCACCAGGCGCGGATGGGGTAGGGGGAGGACTCAGTCCTATTACCTTAGCAGCTCGATAGGTTAGACAAACGCTGGTAGTTCGTACCAGACGTAATCAAACGTTCTCGGGGGGCCCTAGATGGGCAGCCGAAAGGTTGGGTAGTTGCAAAACTAC